CTTTTAGAACTTTCAATTGCGGAGACAAAGCAGCTATAGCACCCAAAACGGGACCAGCAATTCCTATCATGTCTGCTAAATCACCAGACTTTAGATCGAATGTTCTCTCATCAATTATTGTATTTATTGCTATTTTTTGACCGTCATTTAAAGTTCTTGTGCTGTATGGTAGCCCTAAATCTAACAAACCTTGTGGGGTAAGAGCTAATTGTCCTTTAGAGTTTCTGGTAAAACCCTTAGACCCAACTTCATTTCTTAATACTGCTTCTTGCTCAAATACATTTTCTGCTCTAGCTAATTTTCTACGTAGTGAACGTATGGGAACGCCAGTATCGTAGTCAAAGTAAATTTTATCGTAATCTACGGCTAAAGTGCCTTTAGCAATATCTGCTTTTACCATTTTTCTAGCATCATCTGCTGTTTGAGCCTCAACTATTTGGGATAATCCTGGCCCAATATTTACTCTGAATTTTGGCATTAGCTATCTTCTAAATTTATATCTATTGCATCTGTATTGTCTTGCACTTGATCTGGGTCAACACCATACGTTCCAGTAATTATTGCCTCTATAATTTGTTGATTACTTTTAAGAGTAGCGCTGTCAATTCCAACGTCTTGTAAGAAGCTAGTGTTTGATATTAATGCATTTCTTGTTTTAACTTGGTCATTTTCAAACCTTTGTTTTGTATCTTCAAGTTTTTTCAAAATAACTGATAATGGTGTAAATGTAGTTATTTCACCAAAAACTTCTGCTGCTACTTGTCTGTCTAAATTCGATATTGCTCTTCCCGCCTCTTGCAAACTAGCTTTAATGTTTTGTTGTGATAAAACTTTAAGTATTGCTTCACCTTTGGTTCTTGGGTCTAAATCATCAAATTCTACACCCTCATTTGCTCCAACCGCAGTCAATATCTGTGTCAAAACCTGGCCAAATAATCCTTGTAAACCAGCAACTGAGCCAGGCTGTCCTGTATTTTCTATAGCTGCTATTGCTTGATCTATGCCTTGTATAGATCTGTAAGTATTGTCATAATCAAAAATATTATCTTTTACTAGATTATCAACTTTACGCACAGTTTCTCGGTCAGAAACTTTTATTTTGCCTGCTTCAATTTGCTTTGATAGAAGATCTGCAAATTGTTCTTGTTCAGTTGCTCTTTGAACAGCTATCTCAGCAGCAGCAGCAGTAGCACCTTTGGCTAATCCAGAACCCATACCTTGACCTCCAGGTTGTCCCTCTGCTACTAAACCAGCACCTACATTACGCAAAAATGTCATAAATCTTGGTGTGCCAAATAAAGGGGATCCGGTATTATCTTGATCGCCTTCCCTACCATCATCTTTGTCGCTATCATCTATTTCATTAATTTGCGGAACGTATACACCTTCACCTGTATTTGAACCGTCCTCAACAGTTGGTTGGAATATTAACACCCTGCCATCTTCTGTTTTTCTTAACGGTACGTATCCTTTGTTTGTATAAATTT